CGGCGACCCCTGAGTCGAGCTCGATAGTGACCAACGGGAACCCGCCGGAGACCAATCCTGTCGCGCCGGCCGGGAAGGGATCGGCGTGGGCGTTTGAGGTGACCGTGGTATAGAGGGCAAGCACCGAGTCACCGGAGGAATTCACACCAAACGGGGTGTCAGTGACCGACGCGCTTGAACCGCACGTGCGCCAACTGGCCGTTGCGTTATCAACAGAGAACCCGACGCCATACCAGTCATTCGGGAGTCGTAGCAGGGCCGGCAAGGTGTAGACCGTTTGGGTCGCCGTGACGGCGATGGAGCCCGAATACACAAGACGCTTTTCCGGATACCCGTTGGCATCGAGCCGGTACAGGGAAAACGCACAATTACCGGACACGGTTCCCGTGTAGATGCGGAACCCTTTAATACGCCGCAGCGTCTGGTGGCGGTAGGCAGAAACAACGTGGCGGTTTGCAGTCGTAGTGCCAGAGCCTGACACCAGCCCAGCCGGCGCCCCTTGAACACACCGGAACCCGCCCGAGATGGCGTGATGACCGCGCATGGGAGGGACTTGGCCAATCGGAGTGATATAGACGTTTGTCGTGCCGGAGAGCGTTACCGCAGGAGGTGTGCCATCCTTGGTGAGGACACCACTGGAATAGGTCGAGTCGATATAGGTTCGGGCGAGCACGGCGCCCGATGTGGTGAAGGTGCCGATACCGGCTTCGACCGGGTTATTGCTGCTGTCCGTCAAAACGTATTGCAGCATTGCCTGGTCATCAATCCAGTCGGACGGAACGGGGTGGCCGGAGACCTGCGTCAATGCGATGTTTCCGGCTCCGGTCGTGGTCGTGGTGAGCTTGAGCCACTTTGGTGTCATGATCTACTCCGAAAAATGGGCACGTGCGGGGGAGGGAATGACACCGCTCAACGTGAGATAGACGCTCGACCCCCACGCGCTCACAGGCAGCCACGCGAGGAATGAGAGCCCGATAAGAAATGCAACGAGATAGGCCATTGCCTCAATCAGGACATTGCGTTTCCGCTTCGCATTGTCACGTTGAATTTCATTAATCAAGTCAGTCTTCCATTGCGACGGCGGAAACGTGTCGAATCGACAGTCTGTTTTCCGTCGGTAGTCCGTCATCAGTTCTGGAGGTTGATCGTTGTAGCGTTAAGCGTAAACGTCCCACTGGTCGTAGAAACATCGGAGCCAAAATCATCGACGGCGATTAGTTCATCGGCAGATGAAGCTCCACCGCGCGAGACGTAATAGACCGCTTTACGCGCAGTGATCGTGCTAGATGGCCACGTTGTACTTGCCAGCGTGATCGTCATCCTGTCGGTAGCAGTATCCAGCGACAACGTCGCAGCAACTGTGTTTCCGCCAGATGTGTATCCAGTTCCTGAGACTTCGTTGGTGACATCGGATCGCTTGGTGTGCGTGTCCTTGTTCTCTGTATAAGCCGAGGTCACCAATTCAACCTTCACAGTAACTGTGTCCAGGTCAAAATTTGCATGGAAGACATCGTTCCAAAAGCTGTTGTAGATGAGTGAGGCCATAGTCAGTCTCCAGAAATGAAAAACCCCGCTTAGGCGGGGTCGGGTTGTTTGGGTTTGCGGCCGCGCTTCGGCCGGTCGGGCTCAGCGTGCATTGCCGATGTTTCTGGCGCTGAAAAATGCGCCGACGTTTCGCGGACCGCCCATCCTTGATCGATGGCGACACGAATCAAGTCTTCGTCCGTTGTGTCGATTTCTCCCGGTGTGTAAGCAACAACTTCCACGCCACGGTGCGCCCAATCGAAGGGCTTGATGATCTGTAATTTCATGGTGAAGTCCGGCCCCGTTGCCAGGGCCGGAGAAATCACATTAGGAGACGGCGATCTTCAGCAGCTTGATCGCTTGTGTATTGCGCAATTTCGCGCCTACACGCTTGCGGCAGTAGAACTTCACAAAGCCCGGCGTGGTGATTTCGTCACGGGTCATGCGAATGCCGACGCGATCTGCAATCAGATAGCCTTCCTTGAAGTCGCCAAACGCGAGGGGGAAGGCGTTGGCGGCGACGGCCGGCATGTCTTCCGCTTCGGTGATTGCATAACCCATGAAGGTATCCGGCCGGCCTGCAACGACAGAGGGCTGCCACAGGTATTGATTCGTGGTGTCCTTGTATTTGCGCAGCGCGGAGAAAATTGTCTTGGATCCAACCCAGCGCGCATTGTTGCGATACCGCGCACGCAGTGAATAGATCACGTCGTACAGGGTATCCAGGCTGGTCGGCATGGCCGCCGCTTGACCCGATGCGATGTATTGCAGGGTGCCAAAGGCGCGGCCAGAGTCTGCCGTGGAGAGAGGAGCGGGGCCAGCCAGGAAGCCGGTGGGCTTCTTCGTGCCGTTGCCAGACACAAATGCAGCACCTTCGCCCAATGCGAGCGTTTCGGAAACGGAATTGATCAGCCAGCTTTCAACATCAAAGAAAAGATCATCGAGCGATTCTTCCGACGCTTGCGGCTTGGCAGAGGCCATGCCGAAGGTCGGTACGATTTCAGCCAGATCTGGCGTGTTGGTCTGGTTGCGAGTATCGCCTTCCCCCAACCACTCGAACCCGGCGCCGTTGATGTCGAACAGCTCGTGATAGTCCGTGGTGCCGACTTGACGAACAGTAGCAATCGACCGGATGGGGGAAATATCGACAGACAGGCGGGCGATGGTCGATTCGATCATCTTGGGAAGGGCATAGCCACCGGCCGCATTCGTGCCGACAACGGTTGCCGTAGAACGACGCTCCAGACCATCCGCCGATTTGGCTTCCAGTGCCTTGAACGCATGGAAAGCCTTTTGTTGGCGCTCGTGGTCATTCGGGGCGCGCACCCAATCGATGAAGGCATGGCGGTATTCCACGTCTTCGCGGCTTTCGCCGTCTTGCTTGCCAGCATCAAAGCCGGGGCGGGCCAGCTTGGTTTCCATCTTTTCCAGCTTGGTTTTCATCTCCCCAAGGGATTCGATATGGGTGTCGATACGGGACAGCTTCAGGTCGAGATCAGCCGTGGAATTACCCGACTTGACGGCTTCAATTCGGGCGTCATTGGTCTTTTTGTACTCTTCAAACGCAGTGGCGATTTTGTCGAGTGCATCAGCGACCGATTTGACGCTCGGGTCTTCGCGCTTTTCGTAAATGCCAACAGCAGACAGCTTCGCCATAAAGGCGTTGAAATGCTTGTCCATAACGGACATGGAGATTGCTTGCATGATTTTTCCTTTTAGGATGTGAGGGAATTAAGCAGCCGGTTAGCTGCTTTCATTGCCACGGCGGTTGAATTCGCAGACTCGCTCCGCGCTTCTCCCATCCGCATGACGCGAGAGACAAAGGCCGTCGCGTCGGACTTGCTGAACCCGGCATCGCGCAGGGTTTTTTCAGCATCTTTCGGCGTCACCAGTTCGTCGGATGACTTGACGTTGGTGATTCGCGCTTTTTCGTTTGCCGGGAATGTCACGAGGGACACTTCCCACAGATCAATTTCGGTCAGGGTGCGGACATCGGTCTGCTGGTCATAGGCCCATTGCTTGGACATGAAACCGATAGAAAGCCCGTTGATAGCCCCCATCTTGAGGAGGGCATGCGCTTCTTTCCCTTGGCTTGTTTCAAGGCATAACTGGCCTTTGACGCGCAAGCCTTTGGCGTCTTCTGCCATTTCTGTCCAGATGCCAATCGGCTCATCGGCTTCGTGCTGCCAAAGCATGGCCGGCATGGTCCCTGCCGCTTTGTGTTCAGCGAGCGATGCGATGAATGCGCCTTTTGCAATTACATCGTCGTAGTTGTCGCGCACGCCAAACACGGAGCCATAGCCTTCAATGCTTCCATCGTCTCCAGTGGCCTTGATTTGCAGCGAGAACGAGCGGACTTCACGGCCGCCCGGTGCGTCTTTGCGGTACAGGCGATTCATTGGCGTTCCTTTGGGCGTAAAAAAACCCGCCGGAGCGGGTTGTGGTTGTTTGCTTCGTCCATCAAGGAGCCGGCGGTGTCGGCTGCCCTTTCGACATATTCATGGGCGTCAAGTAGTCATCTCCGCCTTCGCGCGGATCAAGGCCGTCGTAATCGCGAATCTCGTTAGGGCTGTAGATACCCATTTCGATCATCGTCCGCGTCCATTGCGCGCGATCAACCATTGACCCGGCCGTCAGATAGCGCGTGTCGAATTCAGTGAAGAGTGGTCCGCTTCCATCAAGCAGGAATTCATCAAGCCGGTCATTCCATGCTTTGTGCCATGGGGCTAGGGTGTGCTTCAGGTGAGCGGCAAAGAAGGCTTCCGAGCTGGCAAACGTAGAGGTTTTGTCAGAATGACCCACCATGATCGGGAAGACGCCATAAACCCGACAGACTTCCTCAATCTGTAGCCGTCTTGTTTCAACATGCTGCGCATCAACCCCGGTAATCGCGGTGTTTTGCCACTTTGCACTGCGATCCATTACCAGCGGCGTCCCGGCCTTATCTGGGCCGGATCGTTCTTTCAGCCACCGGGTCAGACGGGCATGCTGCTCATCGTTAAGATTTCCATCAACGGAATACGTACCGCCAGCCCGCAGTCCATTGGCGTGCATGGAGGATTGGCTCTTTTCCGTTGCCATCGCGAGCCCAACGGCCTGACGAGCAAGGGTGACGGCGTTCATTGATGAGCACCAATCCCACTGCACTCCGTTCAACACAAATACGTCGTCAGGAGCGAATTCTCCGATCAGACCGAACTGGTCATAGCATCGATAAGACAGCTCATATCGTGAGATTCGGCGGACATCCCAATGGCCGGGCTGTACCGGGATCAACTCCCGAATGCGGCGATTGTCTCCGCGGACTTTGATCGATAGCCCTGAACCCGTCAGGGCGGCATGCATCGTCATTTGCCGACGCCACTCAAACGATGTTTGCCACTCATTTGGGCGGCGACTCAACAGGCGAAATTCAGGAATGTTTGACGCAAGCTCTCGAGTTCCATCCGCCTTTTCTCGGAATACGTTGAGCTTTGGCGTGGCGCATCCATCAGCAATAACTTTGACGCAAGCCAGCACTGTGGAGACTTGCAGCGCGGTCTTTTCCGTGACGGAGACGCCAGCAATAGAGCTACCACCAAAGCCATCAATCAGGTCTGCCACCTGGTCATAGGTGAGCTGGGCTGCTTTCCGCCCTAGAAGTCGGTCTAATAGCTTCACTTAGTTATCCCAGAATGACTTTCCAGCCCCTGCCGGATTCATCGCCATGAGCGATACGGCGTTGAGCATGGCCATCAGCGGGTCAATCTTCGCGGTGCCAGAGGCCTGCTTGGTAATCACGATGGCGTTGCCTTTCTGCTCGATCCGCGCGTTTGAGACGGCCCACGCCATTAGCGGCTGCGCTCCATGTTCGAGTACACCTTCGGCGAGTTTCCGTTCTGCTGTTTTGATGGAGCCCATGAGCTTCCAGCCCTGGGATATTCCGATAACCTTTTCTTGGGGTATTCCTGCCTCAACCAAGGCGTCTAGCACCCCGCCAATCCCGCCGGGGTCGATTCCGATCTTGTCGAGAAGACCGGCGTCTTCGCACTGCTTGACATAGGCGGCAAGTTGTTCAACGTCTTCGCCCATGAATTCGACAATGGTCAGATCGCCTTCCGCTTCAAGGTCACGGAGGCGCGGCGCTTCTGACTTTCTTCGCTCCAATACGGATGGATGCGCCCAGGCATGAGACCAGGTGAGCCACTTCCCGGTGCCTATTTCTCGACCGGTGACATTGAGCCCTAAGAGGTCATCCAATCCGCCACCGTCAATACCGGCATCGACAACTTCGCAGCGAGAGAGCAGTGATTCCAGCGTAAGGCCGGGGTGCTTACCCTGACCTTCCCAAAACTCCGCACCGGCCCATCGGTCAGCACGGAGAGCAAGGCCGATTTCGACGTTGGCATGCTTTGCCATGAAGCCGCGAAAGCTCTCTTCACCCTCGACTTTGGCTTTTGTGTATTCCCGCGTTAGGAATTCCTCATCCACGGAGTACCCAAGATTGGGATTAACCATGGCGAGGTTTTCCGGCATCAAGTGCGCGCCGGATGCGACCATTTCGGGCGGATGCTCAAAGATGACCGGGACAAACTTTGGGTCGAGTACCTTCCCATCCCGCACGTCACGGGCATAGTTCAACTTTTGGCGGAACACGCCAGCCGGCGGATCGTCTGACTGCGTTGTCAGGTAAATCACGAAGCCTTCAGGCCGCGATGCAAGCCCGCCGATGGCTTCGCGCAGCATGTTTTCGGCGTTCGATTGTTTTCCGAACAGCCACAGCTCATCAACGAGCGTGCCAATGGATTTCTTGCCGCCCACCGTGTTGGAATCAGCCGCAACAACCTTCAACGTCGCGTTGGTGTTCCGATGGGTGATGGTCTTGATGTGCGTCTGTACGTGCATCAAGTCATCAAGGTCTTCGTCGTGCTGCACCATGTCCCGCGATGGTCCATAGCTGTTGTTCGCGACTTCAACCGTTGGTGCGATGATGGCGAACTCACCCGACTGTCTCCAGTTGAGGATGAGCGCGGTCATCATGATCCCGGCCGCGATGGTCGATTTACTGTTCTTCTTTGGCAGGCATACAAACCACTCTGTAATGAGCCGGCGCCCGCTCTCTACGTCATACGAGCCAAAGATGGATGCGACTAGATCAAATACCCATTGCGCGCAGGCTTCCCCGAATGTCGGGCTTCCAGGTGCATCAACGATCTTCAGCGCTTTGAATACAGCGAGCGCTCTTTCTGCCTCTTCAGGGAAAATCGGCGGCGGGATAATGGACCGTCCAGACGTGAGCCGTCCTGCCCAGTCATGGCATGCGGTTGTCCATTCCATTGGTTACTTGCCGACGACTCTAAGCGGAGGCGCAGATGGGGCAAACTTTCCAGCCCCGGCGCTCTTTGCCTTGTCGGCGCGCTCGTCTTTCTTGCCGCCTTCCTTCTTCGCATGCAGGTATTGCGCCGCTGCCTGAGCAGCCTTAATCTGGCCCGCGTTCGCTTCAACCTTGCCCTGCATTACATCGAGCAGGAATTCCAGCGGGTCACGAGTAAGGCCAGGCACAGGAGGCTCAACAATCCCCTTTGCAGCCGGTGCCGGCTTTCTTCCAGCCCCCTCACGCTTTCCCCCAGAGTTAGGCCGAGGGCCGCCACTTCTACCCTTTACACCAGCCATTTGTTGATTCTCCGAGATATGCTGATTCAGCCCCAAGGGGGATATTTTGTCCAAATGGG